TCAGATTGCAAGAGACGGCGCTGAAAGCAAGAAGTATAGAACTAAGGAAACTTATAGCAAAGACTTCTGGCTTCCTGTATTGACTGATTCTTCGTTTAGTGCTTGGATTGAGAGGCGATACTTAATTTCAGGTAGTGATATAATGACGGATGAAGTAAGTGCGGACGATATCAATAATGCATACAACATAAATGTGGAGATGGAAAATGAAGGATAGGTTTGATTTAGAACAGCACATCATGGAGTGTTGGAACGTCACCTCTGATGTTGATATGTTGTTAGAGGCTATTCTAGATAGTCCTAGATTTTCTGATATGCCCGCAGAGTATTCAGATCGTATTGCCAACATGCTGTTGGGTGTTAAAGAACTGTATGAAATGCGATTTGAGAGACTGTGGTCTACATTTGAAGATTGCATCACAACAGAGTTTAGTCCTGCAACGGACGCTGTGATGGATGCACACGATACTTTAGTTTCCGGGACTGCAATCATTAAAAGACAGTCGGAAGAGAACATGGAAGCTGCTATTTCACGGTCGAAACTGTATTACGATGAGGGGGGCGATGTTCCACTGATGGAGGCAGATAATGCACTGTGACCGTTGCGGTAATGAAATACTTGCAGATGATCCTGCAATGTGTTTTAATAATGACATTGAAGACGCTCGCACATATTTGTGCGAACCTTGCATTGAACAGATAAAAGAGCAGTGGGCATATGAGAATAGAGACACAGATTTTAGCGAATCTGATTGACAATGAAGAGTATGTTAGGAAAGTCATTCCTTTCATGCGCGACGAATACTTTGGTGAGATGGAGTATCGAAAGATATTCCAGACTATCGCAGAGTATGTAGAGAAATACAATGGCACACCGACAAAAGGTGCGCTGCTAATTGCCCTGCAAGATAACAAATCGGTGTCTGAAGATATCTATTTGAAATGTGAGTCTACAATCAATGGACTTCAAGTTGATCGTGAAGCTGACATGGCTTGGCTCTTGGATCAGACTGAAAACTTCTGTAAAGACAAAGCGATCTACAACGCTATCATGGACAGCATTCAAATTATCGATGGCACAAACAAAGAGATGGGTCCTGATGCATTACCTAGCTTGCTTCAACAGGCATTGCAAGTAGGCTTTGACACAAACGTAGGTCATGACTACATTGAAAATGCTGATGATCGATATGATTTCTATCATAGGCTGGAGGAGAAAGTTCCTTTTGACTTAGAGTACTTCAACAAGATCACTGAGGGTGGGTTATCTAATAAGACGTTAAACGTAGCACTTGCAGGCACTGGTGTAGGTAAGTCATTGTTCATGTGTCATATGGCAGCGGCTGCAATCTCGGCAAGCAAGAACGTACTTTACATTACATTAGAAATGGCAGAAGAAAGAATCGCTGAACGTATCGATGCGAACATGATGAACATCCCGATTCAGGATCTCAAAGATATGCCGAAGAAAATGTTCGATGATCGAATCAGTAAGATTAGCGGTAAGATCGATGGGCGTTTAGTGATCAAAGAATACCCTACTGCATCAGCACACGCAGGGCACTTCAAGGCTTTACTTAATGAGTTAAAGATCAAGCGAAATTTCACACCTGATATAATCTTTATTGACTATCTGAATATCTGCGCGAGTAGTAGGTTCAGAGCGGGTACTGCTGCGAACAGCTATACTATCATCAAATCGATTGCTGAAGAGCTTAGAGGGCTTGCTGTAGAGGCGAATGTGCCTATAGTGACTGCTACACAGACTACACGCAGCGGTTACGCTAATAGTGACGTGGAACTGACAGATACATCTGAATCATTCGGATTGCCTGCTACTGCTGACTTGATGTTCGCTCTGATAAGCACTGAAGAATTGGAGCAGATGAATCAGTTAATGGTCAAGCAATTGAAGAATCGATACAGCGATCCTACGACAAACAAGCGGTTCATGCTAGGCATTGATAGAGGAAAAATGCGACTGTATGACTTAGATGAATCGGTTCAACAGACAATACATGACTCTGGTCAGCCTGATCCAGGTCCTGCTTTTGACAAAGGCGCATTCGGAAGTCGGTTAGGCAATTTTGAAAGTATCAAAGTTTAGCAGTTATAAATACAGTCATGATTAAACTTTATGCATTCATTTTAATATTCGGCTTACTCGGTACCGTCGGCTTCGGCGTGTATCGGGAGTACAATGATATGAAACAACGCATTGAAACTCTACGCGAGAACAATGTGAAGCTGAAGATTGTTGCCGAAGAAAATCAAAAAGCATTAGAGCAAGCGCAGGAATTCGCTGTTGAAATGGGTGAGCGTAATTCTGAATTGCAAGTGAATTTACAAGAAGCTGAAGTATATACTGATAAACTTCGAGGCAAACTACAACGGCATGATCTCTCACTACTCAGTCTGAAGAGGCCTGGGATGATTGAAAAGCGAGTCAACAACGCTACAAAGAAGGTATGGGATGAAATTGAAACTATCAGCGGCGCTGTTTCTACTACTACCAGTAATTAGCGGCTGCTCACTTCTAAATAGACAACCACCTGAACCAGAGGTTGTCATCCAGACTAAGTTTGTCGAGAACAAGATTCCTCTACAAGTTTCTCCTAAGCCAGTAGATCTTAATCACCCACAAATCTATGTGGTGACTGAAGAAAACTGGGACGAATTCCTAAAAACATATAAGAAAGATAACGGACAAGAGTGGGTGTTCTACGCCTTCAGTGTAAGATCGTATGAAACTCTGGCTCTGAATATTGCCGAGATCCGACGATATATGGAACAGCAAAAATCGATCATAGCATACTACGAAGGTGCAATTGAACGCAAACCAAAAGAAACTGAAACAATAGAGGAGAAGCAATAATGGAATTCATCGTCGATCAATTAGTAACATGGTGGCAATTCACCATCGCAGGAGTCCTGATTTTAACGGGCTGGGTTATCAACTTATTTGGTGTTGACCAAGAAGAAGATATTGTAGGGTTATCATTTAAAGAAATGCCTAGTATGAAACCTGTCACAATTGAGACAGCAGGTAAAGGATTCTGGGGTGCGATTAAGCTATGGCTTCTTGGTACTCGCAAGTGGGAAATTGCTAAAGACTGGAACTTCTCAGTCAACGGTGAAAACTATGTAGTGCCTAAGGGCTTCGTATTCGACGGTGCTTCTGTTCCCAAGTTTCTAGCATCTTGGTTGTCACCCACAGGCGTGTTGCTCATAGGCGGCTTAGTGCATGACTATGTTTACAAATACACCGTGCTTCTGAAGAAAGGTAAGAAAGAAACTTCTGCGCCAATGACACAGAAAGAGGCTGACGCGCTGTTCCGTGACATCGGTATTGAACAGAATGGATTTCACTTCCTGAACAATCTTGCATATTGGGCACTGCGAATCGGCGGCTTCGCTGCATGGAACGGACATCGAAAGGTAAATGCTCAAATTTTATAAATAGTTAAACTATTTTAGGAGAGTAGCATGTCAGAAGAAACACAAGTCACAGTAGATAAAGCAGTCGCCGATAAGATTGATGTTAATGGCGACGGTCATATTTCTGCTGAAGAGTACGCACTAGATTTAGACGCTAAAAGAAAGCGACTAGATGACGAAGATGCACAACGCGATGCAATGCGTAAGATGACTTGGTTCGCTCTATTTGGCATGCTACTCTACCCATTCGGCATCTTCTGCACCTCACTGTTCGGCTTAGATCAAGCTGCCAAGATCATAGGTGACATCGCCCCAACGTATTTTGTCGCTATTGCTGCCCTAGTATCAGCATTCTTTGGTGCAAATGCGTACTCAAGTAAGTCATAAAAACCATCCTCTTATAACAAAAGGTTCTAAAAAACATCGAAAATAACGCAAAAAAAGGTTGCGTTAAGCTCCAATACCGCTTATAATGTACTCTGAAATTGAGAAAAAGGAATCGTTTTGGAAGAGCAAATAGAGTTATCCCTCTCTGAAAGTCAGCTAAGATGTGTGCGCCTGGCACTAATGTCGAAAATAGTCAACTTTGAGGTTGCTGCAGGACCGCCGAGTCTATCAAGGCTTGAATTGGTTGGGTTTGAAAAGACCTTGGAAGAGATCACCCGTCAGTATCTAGGAGAGTATGCATGATGGAAGTCAGTAATAGCAAGGGGTTTATCGTCGAATTTGTAGCTATACAAGAGATCCTGGACTTCTTCGGTGATGAAGAAGGCACTTCTATCGTTACAGGTATTCATTCCGAGTACACCCTGTCGTTATTTGGGAGAGGATTGATCGATTATATTGAGTATAACAGGTCAGCTTCTTAGAACAAAAGGTTCTAAAAACGGGCGAAAAAAAGGTTGCTTTAATCACCAAAATCGCTTATAATATACTATATTAAACAATTGAGAGTAAAAAATTATGTCAAATCAAACATTTACCGTCGCAGGCTTGTCAGTAACTGAAAAAGGTGTCACTAAGGCACGTTTCGGCAACGATCTTATAGGTCGTATCAAAAAGCTAAAGAGCAACACAGGTGTCAACTTTGTTGCACTCCCATCACCCATGACGCGCATTGAAGCTGCTGCGTGGATGTTAGAACAAGGACTCCCCAAGACTCCTGAAGAGCGTGAGGCGGTTGCCCGTGTTGCGTATCGTGGTGTCACTAGTGCGCGTCCTCGTAAACCAGCAGTCACGGTTGTGTCTGCTATCCCTACTCAAACTGAAGAGGCTCCAGTAATCAATGAACCAAGCTAAGGGTGACTTCGCCGTCTTAAATCTAAAGTCTGATTTTGACGGCGTAAAATTCTCTGATATGGATAAAATCTACTATCGGCGTATAAATAACATCGCTCAAGACAAGCCAGTTCTTGTTGTCAAAAGCGATAAGAAAGTAAAAGAGGTCTGGTGGTAACACTGGGCCTTTTGCCCGCATAGCTCAGTTGGTAGAGCAACTGATTTGTAATCAGTAGGTCCGCGGTTCGAACCCGTGTGTGGGCACCATCTTTTTCTAGGAGTACATTATGAAAGTAGCAATTATAGGTTACGGCTTCGTCGGAAAGGCAACCGAATACCTGTTGCAACGAGGCGACAGTGAAATTTTTATTCATGACCCTTTACTAGGGTATTCGATTGAGCTGGACGATCCTGTATGGGATGAGATCGAGTTTGCATTCATATGTGTTCCTACTCCGACTAATCCGGAGACAGGCGCCTTAGACGCAAGTGTTGCCGTTCAGGAAGCCCTTATACTTCCTAACACTTGTGTGCCTGTCATCCGGTCTACTCTTGGCCCTGACCATGTCTATCGATTTCCTGAGAGAACAATTTTCATGCCTGAGTTTTTGCGTGAAAGCTCTTGGAAGTCCGATGTTGATGATCCTGCGCTTCCACTAATCTTTGGTGCTAAAGTAGCAGCCGTTGCGCCCTGGTTGCCGATTCCTTCAGGCTCTGCAAACTGCCGAATAGTCAATCTAATGAATGCATTGCATACAGGTAAACGCATCTTGTTTGTCAATAGTGAGCTTGCTTGCATGTATAAGGTCGCTAGAAATACTGCACTTGCTATG